GCCCCCTGGTATTTCTCCTTCCAGGAGCGGAGCATCCGGGTGGCGGTAGCCTCGTCGATTTCATCCTTGGTTTCAAAGACCATATCCGGGCGAGCCATATTCTTAAATGTCGCCTCGGAATATTGAGCCATATAATTATTAATATTCACAGCGTCAGTCGCAGCATAAAATGGCGACCAGCCGTAGTATAATGAGGTCAATGATGGGTATCTAAAATGGACAATCTCGTCCACCCCGAACTTCAATGGGGTAGCCTGCCCCGGAGCGCGGTATTCATAATGGGAAATGAATGTTTCCTTCGAGGGAACGATGGTCATGTTCTGGGACGGCAGCACCCATATCTCCGCCGGCACGCCCAATCTGTTTACAGGAATGTACCAGTAGGCGTCCCCGGTCTGCTCTAAAAACATGGTCACCAGCTCCATCATGTCAAACTGGTTCCAAAATGAGTTAACATTCCTCATTAAATCAAGGGACGGATGATCCATCACCTCAACCACTTCAACAGCTTTGGCCAGGTAAGGCCGGAGAACCTTCGATGCCTCCATATACGCCATCTGGGGACGCAGTACCTTCCGGGTCGGGTAGTTTAGCTTAGTCTTCGTCCCCTGCTTGGTGGAGTAGAGCCGCATAGGCACGCTGGCCACCCCCGTGGCATTCCGGGAGGCGCAGACGTACACCCAAGATTTATACTCCTCCACTGCCTGCTTAGCATTGCCTTCCTGCACAGCCCGCCTGCCAGACAGCGAGGGGACGGAGGAGAAGAAGCGGTCCATATCACTGCGCTTGACGATAACGGGGAAAAGAGATTTTATCCTATCCCATACTCCCATATATATATCACCTGATTAGTCTCCTTTGCCCATCAATACTTTCCTAAATTCTTGTCTAAAATTGCTTGGCACTATATACCCACCATCGTTCTTTTCATTAGTAAATTGCACATACCCAGGCCAACATATAGATTCTGTCCATTCTTCCATCTTACCCTCCCTTTACAAAATAGCCAAGAACCAAGAATAAAAAGCCCCAAATAATCATTAATCCACTTGACCCAGCTGGGAACTCCTTGCCTACCGACTTATCTCTAAAGTAATCTACGATCAACCACCCTGTGCCCCCCCAATATATTACTGCCAGAATTAGCCCATAATAGAAAAAGTTAAAAGGCATTGTCTCCCTCATAAATCTACCACTATTATCTCTTGGAATGGTTTATGTCTATGGCTCCAAAGAGCCATTCGAAAAGCATCGCATAAATGATCCTTAAACTTAACAGGCTCCTCCAGCACATTCCCGTTCTTGTCCTCTTTCCATTTATACGACTGCAGCTCGGCAATCAGATTGGCCGACTCCTGGTGGACGAAGAACCGCCGGGACTTACAGTGGTCAATCCCGGACTTCACGGACCCCTTGCCTTTCCTGCAGGAGTGAATATTGTACCCCGCCTGGAATATCTGCTCGATGGCGTTTGGATCCTCGGAATCACCGTATATCTTGGCCTGCTTGTCAATCTTCAGGCTGTCCATCCGGGAAATGAGTTCAGGTGTGGTGAGGCCAGACTGGTAGAGCCGTTCCCTTAGATAAGGGACGTTATCCTTCAGGCCAATCTCGATTAGGGCCGCGGGGTTATTGTAGCCGAAGTCCTCGCCATAGATGATTTCGTCGAATGATTTGGGGAACTTGTCAACGATTTTATAATTGCTGTAAATGGTATTCCTAAGCACTCCCCACTGGCCCAATGCATACACCTGGTGAAAGGTCTCGTCCACGTCCACCAGCCCAGTCAGCTCCCCGATGTATTCCTTATCGAGAAAAGGGTTATCCAGGTAAGTAGTATGGTTCTCCCCAACACCCCCATTGTCCTTCGCGATCAGTTCCGTGTAAATCCAGTTGAGCTTGCTAATGGGATTGAATGAGAGGAACATCTGGTTGACCCCCTCAGTGCGACGGCGAAGGCGAAGATTGAGCTGCAGGAAGTCCTCGTGATTGACCTCCGTGGCCTCCTCAATCCAGCAGTAATTTCCCTCGTAGGACTGTCCACACCACATAGTCCTTCCATTGTATCTCGCTAATACTGTATGATAAGGAAGAACTGAAAAACCATAAACTTTACCTTTGTATTGAACAGATTCAACATTCCCAATTATATTGTCAATATGTTTACAAATAGAAATAACCCAATGTGGTCGGGCATTAGGATAAGAATACTTAGTGACAACCCCCTTCCTTACAGATGGGGTATATCCCAATTTTATTGCCAACTCGCTAACATCATCTATCAATCTATGTGATGTACTACTGAAAGTGAACCGCCCTGATTTGTGTTTTGTCCCATCCCCCATCATTAAAGCATTGAACAAATGAACCAATAAATCAGGATGCAAGTCTAATGCATCACGAGGTATAAATTTCTGATAGCACTTCCCAAATTGAGAAAGATAATTGAATAAGGCTTTACCGGAGAGTTGAAAGCTCCTTTTATTCTCAGTAAACTTATAAGGGAAGGATTGTAATACTCTTCTGATTTCATCCTTACCCTCTTTCTTGGTCTGAGAAATATATATCATATACCGAGTTTCTTCCCCCAGACAACCTTCTGATAAATACCAACCCAAAAACTTAAGCCAAGGGACGATCGGAAATGTCGTAGTTTTCCCTTGGTTATATCTTTCAAAATCTTCTATCTTGTAAAAATCTGGCGTTGTCCCATCCCATCTGCTATACCTTGGAATATAAAAACGTCTTGGTAAATCTTTCGCCTCTATGAATCTTAGCTCTTTTCTCCGTCTCGTCCGGCCCAATAGTTTATGTTCAGGAGTAACACAAAAAGCAATCCTACGCCACTTCCTACCTGCCTTTACCATATCCCCATCATAATTATAAACCCACCTCTTGGAGATAGGCTTATAAGATGCTTCACGAGTTTTAGGGTCAAGCGTAGCCACTCTTACCCCTTTTATTATATCTTTAACCGGCTTAAACCCCCTATCAGTTAGAATATCCGTGTCGGGATGGAAACACTTTATTTTCTCGGGGTCGTCCAGGGACTTAAATAGCCATTGGTTGTTCTTAAAAAATAGGGTCATCTCAGATTTGTTCTGTTGGAATGGTATCCCATACTCACCCAGTAAGTCCAGGACTAACTGATACGCCGTTATCCTCAACGCCGGGAGGGTTTTCCTCACGGTGATTATCCGCTTGTCATCCTCCCGGAGAAACTTATCAATGATCAAGTATTGCGCTATGGTGTAGGACTTACCGCTCCCTGCCCCCCCATAGATGACATTGACCCGCTTCCGGGTCTCCCGGAGGAACCGGCCTATCTTGGGGTTGAGGATGACTTCAATCTGCTTTGTTGCCATTGTTGCCTAATCCTGAGTTACTGGCACGGGGGTAAAATACAGGGGTGGCTAATCTTTGCCAACCTCTTTCTCCTGCAGATAAACAGGAGCTTGTTCCACCTTGTCCGGCCTAACCCTGACTTCCAGCCCCAAGTGATCCAGCAGCAGGGGCAAAACTTCGGCTACCGAAGCGGTTCGTTCATAGAGACATTCTATCCCTTTCTGGCCAAATGCACTTACATCAACCCGGATACTTTTCTTTGTGTTAATCTTAGTCTGCTTCCGTATCTCCTGCCTCGCATCCCAAAGTTCATACCCTAATTTCCCAATCTCCTCGTCTAACCTCTCAACAACCCTCTTAAATCTTTTTTCCGTTACCATCTTTCTTCTCCTCCCCCGCATACCTCACCAGCACGTCAATCCCGCCTTCCACATCGTGTTTATGCCGGTCTGACCAGCGATCCGCACCCCGGTTCTTCAGCCAGAATATCTGGGCCACGACGTTGCCGCTTGCTGCGTTCATAAATAAGGCATCCACTACTATCTGGGTTCTAGCGTTTATTATTGCCAGTACCTCATCGTCAAATTCTTTGTTCCAGTTTCGCCATTTCCATATCGTTGAGTAATCTATATTGGCAGCCTTGCTGGCCTTCAGCACCGATACGCCACTTCGCAAAGATTTTAGGAACGTTTCTATTTTTTGTTCATTCTTTATTGTTTTTATTGGTCGGTCACGTTCCTCCATATTACCTCACCTTCTCCCCACTTACTATCCCGTCAAAATAGCCTTTATAAAAGTCATACAGCCCCTTGCCAATAGTCAGGCAGGTATTCTCTGCCCTTGGGTTAGTATTTATGTTGGCACTACTCTCTACTACGAAATGAAACTTCTCCCCGTATCCGGCAAATATCTTGGCATGGTTTCTGAACACAACGACCTTCCCGCCGTGCTTCTCTAGGGCAGGTTTCAGTTTCGCATACTCTACCCTATATGACCCTGGGAATATCTCTCCTACGTAGCCATCCATTCTTTTTATCTTCCCGGCATCGAGCCACTCCTCCATCTCCATTATGTCATCAAAGGCCATACACCAGGTTGAGAATAAGCAATATTCCAGGTCTTGTTGCCTCAGTATTACCTTGAGATACGACAGGAAGTCGACGTCCCCAGCACTTATGCAATGGTAGCTCTCCCCATCCTTGAAATCAAAACCAAGTACGTCCAAAAGCTGTGTTTCACTAAATGCTTTTCTATATATCTGCCTTTCTATTCGCATCGTCGCGGCTACGTGCCTTCTTCTCGCCCGCTTCTTCTCCTCGGGCAA